GGTCATCACGATGCCGTTCTGCGCCAGCTCATCTTCATTCAAGCCGAAGCCGTCATGGAAGCTGCCCCATGTGTACTTGGCCTGCTGGAGGGTCCGCTTCCGGTTGTAAGTGACCTGCTGGTCGCCGAAGTAGGACTGGAAGTTGCTGTCGTTGGAGTAGCGGAGCTGCTCGACGACGTACTGAAGGCCGCCCACGTAAGGCTTTTTGCCTTCCATGAGCTTTTTGATCAGCGGGCGCTCGACGTTGATCTGGTCGATCGGGTCGTTGCGCAAGAAATAGTTGATGGCCGCGTTGCCAGCGTAGGCCAACTGTTCCGTGGTGAAAGGCATGTTGCACTCCGAAAGGTTGATGGATTAGTCCACCGGCCTTCCTGGAGTGCGAGACCAGATTACGCGACTGCGATGCAGTCCCGGTGGGCGAGGCCGGATTACGCCTGAAGGTCGTACGGCGCCAAGGTTAGTGCAAGCGCCGTGCCACTGTCAACTGTTCGCCGTATTGGCTTCCTCGGTCAGCGCCTCATCCATCGCAGCTTTGGCGCCATCTGACGCCTCATCCTTCACGCGGCCTGTCTCGGGCCGGTGCTTCTTGACCGCCATCTTGCGGATGTGCAGTCCGATGCTGTGACGCGGCTCGCCGCCTTCGTCCTGGCCTTCGTTCACCGACGTAACGTGCGCGTGACCGTGAACCATGAACTGGTCGCCGACCTTTGCCTTGTGCATGCCGAGCTTCTTAACCTCGTCGTGCTCAAGATTGATCTTCGTCCCGTGCGGGTAGTGGCTGTCGCCAGGACCCTCGATCGCCACCGGGGGCATGTCTTTACTCGACCGTTTAAGGTCAACCAGTTGCTTTGCCAAGGGTTTTCCCTCCGTGTAGTACGCGAACGTCGCAATTCAGCATCGGTTGGAAGCCGGCCTTGCGCACGAGTGAGCTGAAAGAATAATCCTCTGAGAGCAAAAAGTCACTCTCGATGCTCCCGTTGAAGAATTGATGACACACGCCGTACTTCGGCGCGAGCCCCTTGGCGATGATCGTCTCGTACACGGAGCGGTGCACCTTGAGGAAGCCCATACCGACGAGCTTCGACTTCTTGAAGCCGCTCTCGGGCATCTTGTCGGGTGGGATCTCGTTGCCTTCCTGATCCCGGCAGATCCACTGCGGGGCGCCATGTCCGCAATAAAGTCCGCTTACGAACGGATGCGGCGAGTCGATCAAGTCCATCAAGTTCGCACGCGACCAGCCTATATCTCCGTCGATCCATATTTGATTTTCGAGCTTCGACTGGAGCAGGAAGGCGTTCGCCAGCGTGTTTCTGGCCACATAGATGTCAGATTGCCCGTTGAGTGGCATCCAGCCGCTGTGAATCCCCGTGGACTGCATCAGGCTGACGACGTACTCGAAGTCCACCGCGCGTCCGCGCAGTGGGGTGCTGATCATCGCGTTGCGCCGATCGCCACCAAGGGCCATCGGCTGCATGGGCAGAATTTCCTTGCTCATTTGTTCATCCCCGACAGTGCGGCGTTCACCGCATCGAGCATGCTGCCTGGCTCGGTCTTCATGCCGCCAGCGCCACCGCCGCCAGCTCCGCCACCGCGCCCGGCGCGCATCGGCTGCTGTTTCGGGGCGCGCGTCGCCGCGGGCACAACCACTGCGCGGTACGCCTGCTCGAATCGCGCCTTCCACTGAGACGGCGGGATCGTTGCAAAGATCGGCTTCAAGATCGGCACGATCATGGCCTTCTTGGCCGCGTACTGCGGGTCAGTCGCTTCGAGACTCTGCTCCAGCGTGTTGAGATCGGTGCGCGCGGTTTCCTTCTCCTGCGCCGCAGCCCGCTGAGCGGCCTGCTGCTGGTGCTGGTGGGTTGACAACTCCGTGCGGAACGTCTGACCGTTGCGAGTACGCGCAATTTCCTTCGCATACTGTGCCGTGATCTGACCCTTCGCCACAGCCTCGCGCAGATCGGCGTGAGCTGTCAGCGGATCGCCTATCTGGCGGTCCCGGCCGAGCAGCATCGCGAGCCGATCGGCCATGTTGTCGAGGATCTCCAGCGCTCTACCCTGATGCTCCGGATTGCCGCTGTTGAACAACGACATGAAGCTCAGCACTTCGCCGTACTGCTCGGGCGTCGTGCCGGTGGCCCTGATGCCCTCGATCATGTAATCGAAATCTTTGGCGACCTTCTCGCCCTTCTCGTTGGCCTCTTTGGTGGCCGTGATGAGCGAGCGAATGCGTTCCTGAGTCTCCTGCTTGAGATCCTTCGGGATCGGGTCGTTCAGCGGGTCCGGCTTCTTGGTGGCAGCGGCAGCCGCGGCCTTCTCGGCCTCGGTCTGCGGCTTGGTCTCGCCTTCCGGCTTTTCCTCAGCCTTCGCCTTTTTCTTGAAGGTGCCGTCGGCATTACGTTCGCCGTCGCCTTCGCCCTCGGGTGTTTCCTCGCCCTCTGGCGTTTCCCCTTCCGGCGTTTCACCCTCTGGTGTTTCGCCCTCTGGCGCTTCGCCCTCACCGTCAACAACGGGCTCGGGGGTACTGGCGCCGCCATCGAGCGTGCCGCTGGTGTCGCCGGTCTCCATGGCGTGATCAATCACGTCCATCAGATCGGGTGGGGTTGTCTCGACCATGTTATTTCATCCTAGGGGTGTGGGGGCATTGGAGTACCAGCGGCGGGTGCCGCTGCCGCCGGGCCGACCGGGCCAGGGGGCATCGGACCGGGGGCCGCCGCCGGGGCGCCAGGGGCGCCAGAGCCGGGCATCGGAGGCATCATCGCATTGTGGATGCTGTCCATCTGGACGGCAGGCTGCACGAGCGACATGGCGGTAGCCGGATCGACTTCGCCTTTGAGCTGGACCGTGATCTTCGGCATGATCGCCGGGGGCGGTGCGCCAGCGCCGGGCGAGCCGGGCGGAGGTACGCGCGGGATGAAACGATCCGGGTCGGTCTCGTCGCCCATGCGGTGCATGGTTTCCTTGACCAACTCGATGAGGGAGTTGGCCGTCGCAATGTCCTTGGTCGCGTATGCCTGACGGATCTCGCCGAGCATCTTCTGGATGAGAGGCAGGATCGTCGCCCACGCCTGCGAATCGCCGCCCTGACGTGGTTTGCCTGTTGAACCGGCCTCGATGTCCACTTCGACGAGCGTGAACAGATCCTCAATCGACATGCCGACGGGCCAGAAGGCTTTCGGGCCGGCGATGCGCTGCGCTTCCTGCAACGTGACGCCACCATTGCCCAACGCCTGCTCCGCAGTGTACTGCGCGAGATCGGTGAGCATGTCTTCCAGGTAATCGCGGTCGGAACTGGTGCGTGCGTTGGTGCCGGCCTGCTGAATGTTGGCTTCGGTCGCCGTCACAGGATTGCCGGCGGCGCTGAGCGAACCCTGAAGCGCTTCCCGGACGCCGGAGACGCGCTCCATGTCACTCAGGATGAACGCCGGATCGAAAAGTCGGGGGTCGATGCCCGCAACCGGCTTCGGCGCAAAGCAATTCGCGAGCGGCATGCTCGGATCGCTCGGACGCAGCGCGGTGTACTCCTGATGCTTCGATTCGGTGAGCTTTTTTGCCTCAACTTCGTCGAGCATCGTCGCGTTGAACATCACGCCGGGGATCGAACGCTCGCGCGTGATGCGGAAGTTGCTGCGCGTGCAGCTATATTCGTCCTGGAGCTTGTACAGGCGCCAAGAGAGCGACTGCGCATGCCGCTGACCGTCCACTTCGTAGAAGGCCAGGTAAAAATACGGGTAGAACCGGCTCGTAGGCAGCGGCGGCTCGTAAGGAATCACGCACCATTTCTTGACGCCCTCGATCGTAGTGCGAATCAGCTTGTCCTGACGGTTCCACTGCTCGATGACGCGCACGAACGGCGGCTGTTCGGGGGAAGCCTGATGGGAAACGAACGCCTGCGCGCTTTCGGCGGTCAACATGCCCTGCGGGAGCACGTTGTCGATGTCGCGCGTGGTCAGTTCCTTCGGCTCCTGCTGATAGTACATCTTCGCCGACTTCAGATCCTCGATCGTGAGGCGGTCGAAGCGCGCGAGCGCCTCGTCGCGATCCAGATACTCCTCGTTGCTGATCCAGTTGGCATCCAGGTAGTCGTCGATTGAGGCAACATCGGTCGAAACCTGCATGCGCTCGCACGGGATGTAGTCAACACAGAACAGCTTGTTGACCGCCAGCTCGATCTTCTGCTCCAGGGAGACCTGAAGTGCGGCTTTCTCGGCCAACTCGGCCTGAAGTTCTTCGGTAGTGCGCCCTTGCGGGTCTTCCATCAGCTTCAACTGCGCGCGGATGTGCCCGAGGGTCTCCTGCACGTCGTTGAGCGCCTTCTCGGTCTGCGGCTGCGGCACCTTCTCGCTGATCAGATTGCACTTGAGCCAACCCTCAGCAGTTGAGAGCACACCGCCGACGGCCTTGCGCGCCTGCTTCTTGAGACGCCCTTTCATCCACAGATGCGAGATGATGATTTCGAGCGTGCGCGCAAACTGATCCATCTGCACGGTGCCTTCCTCATCGACCTGCGTCGCCTTGCGGACGCTAACGTCCGGGTCCTTGGCGTAGAGGATGGCTTTCAGGATGTCGATGAAGGCGCCGATCAAATTCGTAGTGACGGCCCAGGACAGATCGCTGGTACCGGCGGCGTAGCGGCGGTCGATGGCAACCTGCTTGCGGAAGTTCTCGTCGAACTTCCGGGCCATGTCGTACTTCTCCCACAGCTTTTTGACGAGCGCTTCCTCGCCCGGATCAACCTGATCCTCGCCGCCGAGCTGGCCGTCAACGCCCGGCTTCGGGAAGCCGCCATCCGCCGACTGTGTAGGGTCGGTCAGGATGCCGGACATCCCGGACATGCCGGATTGGATGCCGTTGCCGGCGCCGCTTGTCATGTTAGATCAGCGCCTTGAGAACCTTGACGCCGACGTACACGGCGACCGCCACAACAACGGCGCTGCGCACAGCGCTATTCACATGGGCTGAGACCCAAGCGATAACGGGCGTGGCAATTGACTTTACCTTGGCTACGACTGTTGCGATCGTCATGTTCATTTCCTCGGGATTGCGTGAGGCGGCCCTGCTGGCCGCGGATGCGTAACTGGACCGGACACGGGCGCAGGCCGCTGCGATGTCGGCGTCGGTTTCAGGATCGGGGTCGCCGGCTTGATTGGTGCCGCCGGCTTCGCCGGCTGTGCCTTCGCTTTTGGGGGATCTGGAATCCAGTTCCCCGGCGGGTATCCTGCTGGCACTAGAAGTACCTCACCTTTGGCGTTTCATTCCGTTCATTGTACTCCAGCCAAGCTTCCGTGAACGGAATCAGAAGTGGCTTACGTTCTGGCAAGGATACCTGCGCTTCGATCATCTGGTCAACTCCGCGCCCTATCAGCCCGCACACGTCGGCCTTGTCATCCCACCGGCCGCCGGGGAATTTGATGAGCTGGTCGATAACCTGCTCTGTCCAGGGGCGCCGCGCGGGGAAGTGGACGCATCGCGCCGCGGCGCGCGCATGGAACGCCTGGAGCTTCATCGCTTTGTCGCCGATCGAGGCCATCGACTCGACGACAGTGAACTTGCGCTTGAGGCGCATTGCCTGCCGGATGGCCGGGCCGATAGCCTTGTCGATCAGGCCACCCTCATTCCACCATTTGATCGGTTTGTACTGGACAACGAAGTTCACGAATGCCGCGATGCCCTTGTCGGTCTCACACTGCCCGCTCCACCAGTCGATGAACCACAAATCACCAATTGCGTCGATGCCAACGACTCCGTGCTCGGTGAAGTCGGGCTCGCGCTTCGTGTAGTCCGGTTCCATCGTCGCGTAGTCGCTCGCGCCGTAAATGCGCAGCGCGCGCGGCAGTGCGTCGAGGTTCTTGTAGGTTTCGATCGTCATAGCGGCGCTAAGTACGGGTCGTAGTACCTGAACATCTCTCGTGTGAAATGGATGCCCGCAAGTGGCGCCGGCCGCTGTTGGTACAGCGCCGACCATGTGCGAGTAGCCCGCGGATTGTCTTCCCAGGTGCTCCAGTGCTCACGCGGGAACCATTCGGGCCAAAGATACTCTCCCACCGCTCTGCCCAAAGGATCGTCCACACGTTCAGCTTTCGCCGGAATGCATAGGACTTCCCACCATTGACCGTCGCGACAATGGATGCGACCGCTTTCACCTTCGTAGTTTTCAGGGAGAATTGCACCGGCCAGGTCTTCCTCGTGCCACCGCGTCTGGATGAGGATACACCACATCTTCGGCTTGGCACGAGTCATCACGGTGTCGATGTACTCCTGGTAGGTCTTATCCCGGAGTGCGGAGGAATCGGCCTGCTCGCGGTTTGCTACGGGATCGTCGATGACAAACCCATCTGCTCTGTTGCCCGTGATTCCGGCGAGCAGGCCAGCCGCCATCATACTGCTGCCGTTGGTCATTGACCAGTCATCTACGGCGCGCTGGTCTTCCAACAGCCGGGGCGCCGAATCCCACAGCGCAGTGTAGACCTGCTCCTTGACAACCGCGCGAACCTTGCGACTCTGTTTCGAGGCGATGCCTGTGGCATAGCTCGCGAGGATGATCGACTGGTTGCGCTTGCGGCCCATCGCCCAGGATGGGGCGACGACGCTCGCATATGTTGACTTGGCTGAGCCTGGCGGGGCGAAGATCATCAGCCGGCCGCGTGGGGTCTCGATGCACTTCTGGATCGCGAGCATCATCACGAGATGGTGCAGCGCGATGCGCGATTCGATCGGCGTGAACATCGTCGGGCGCTTCTCGATGATGTTGCGCTCACCATCCTCTACGTCATCGAGCGGATCATCCTCGCCCTCGCCCCATATCGGCACGCCGGGAATGTCGATGCACTGCGAATACTCCGCGAGGCTCGCCCGAGCGCGCTGGCGCCGCAGCTTCTCTTTCGCTGCTTGCGGCGGCGTTATCTGTTGGCGTTCTGAAACAGACACCAGATTCTCCATGCGTGATCAGGCGTGCGGCCGCTCGCGCAACCGTTCATCATACGGCCGTGCAATCCGCAATACCACCAATCGCCGTGCTTGAAGATGTGCGGCTTCATGGCTTGGGGTGCTTCGCGGAAAACGGCTCCGACGGAACCGTGTACGTCACGGTCTGCTTGCCGGTAAACGCCGGGCGCATCCCTGCTCGCTGCAACGCGCGGTATATGAAGCGGTCGCCCATGTACCCTTCCTGCAACGTGACTTTTTTCTTCGCCAGCTCGACGCGCAGGGCCTCAAGATCCTTGCCTTCGTCCGCCCACCAGAGCGTGTGATGCTTCGCAAGGTTCTCCGCGACATCGAGCGGGATGTGATACGTCTGCGGCAAAAAGAAGTAGCAGCTCGTGTCGATCAGCTCCCCTTGCACTTCCTCCGCTGCGCTGCTCGGCACATAGTTGCCGCGGTCGTAGCGCACGAAGCGGCGCCGACTGGCGACGTAATCGCAGCCGGGGTTCATGTTCGCCGTTGCGATGCAAGTTTGAATGTGATCCGGGTCGTAGGCGTTGTCCACGTCCAGGAATGCGATGAACGACGCACAGGACGCCGCGCGAATTCCCGCTGCGCGCGGGCCGTTGCCCACATCATAGAAAGGCTTCGGCAGTGCTATGTGGAAGGCGCGTTCGTCCACCCAATCCTGCGGGAAGCCGTCCGCGACGAGCAAATGCTCCACGGGTACAGTCTGCGCCGCGACCGAGGCGATGCACCGCTCGATTACCTCGCGCGGCTCTTTGTAGTATGGCGTAATAACTACGCAGCGGGCGCTGTCCATATGAACTTCTTGTCCTGGATGGTGAAGCCCGGAAGCAGCTCGACCGCGGCTCTGTGCACGTCGGGAAAGTTCACATCGTCGCCCAACATCACACCACCCGGCCGCAGCAGATCCTTGTAGCAGGCGATGTCCTGGATGACGTGTTCGTACTCGTGGCCGCCGTCAACGTAGATCAGATCGGCCTTGATGCCGGCCTGCCCGAGCAGGTACGCAGCGTTCACCGAGTCGAGCGCCAGGGGTGTGATCGTGTTGGTCAGCCCCGTCCAGATCACGTTGCTCAAGAACTGCGGGTACACGTCGAGGCGCCCGAATACCCTGTGTTTATCGTACTCCGCGCGCTGCCACATGTAGACCGAGCCGAGGAAGGTATCTATGGCGATCAGCTCAACTGGCTGATCGAGCGGGCCGCGCTGGTTCAGCGCCAGCCGCGCCATGTGGATCGCGCTCGCGCCGTACCAGGTCCCGACTTCCAGGATGACCGTCGGTTTGAGCTTGCGGATGACATCCGCGAACACCGGCTCAGTGCAGTTCCAACCGGACCCGTCGAAAGGCAGCAAGGGCTGCTCGGGGTAGGCGAACGGCCGGTGTGGATAGAGTTTGCCGCGGATTGTCATTTGAGTAGCGGGTCCTGTTCGTGGGTGATTAGGGATTGTTCTTCCTGCTCGCGGCGCACGCTGAATTCTGCCTCGATGATGTCGTCCAGCTCGGCGTCCGAGTACAGCGCCGCGGCCTGCCGGCGCTGCCGGTCGAGCGGCACCATGATGACGGCCTGCTGCGGCTTGCCGTGGCCGCGGTCGAGCATCTCGCGCGCCGCGGCGAGACGGTCTTTGTTCTCGGCGAACGGGTCCGACATGATCTCGTCGATCACGTCAAGGGCTGCTTCCCCGCGCTCGCGGGCCTTCTGGTCGAGGCGCTTGCTCACTGAAAGCTGCCGAGCTGATCGAGCAGCGCCGCGACAACAATCATGATGACGAGCGCGCCCGCTACCAGCTTCAGGGTAAGCAGCATAAGGCTGCCGATTGTTACATCTTCTTCGCTCATGGGGCCATCTGCCAATCGGTGAAGTCGTAGTCGAGCACCGGCGCGCCTGGTGAGGGTACGTCGTCGGGCAGGTATTGAAGCACACAAGCGATGTGCCAGTCACGCCCGGCCCACCGCACGATGCCAGCCGAGCACCCGACGCGCAAGAAGACCTTGCACGCCGGGCACAGCCCTTTCAGCGGGCCTTCGACGAAGCTCCAAAGAGCCACGTCACACGTCGCTGGTCTTCGGCTTGGCCTTCGCGGCGGGCGCCGTTTTGTGCTCGGGCGCAGGCGCCGTGTCCCAACACGAGAACTTCGGCGTCAACCCCTTCAGCTCAGGGTTCTCGGCCTGGTCGGCGATGTTCTTCTCGGCGATTTTCTCACACGAGGCTACATCGACGGCGGCGCCTGTGGCTTGCGCCTCGATCCCGCCCTGCGAATTCAACCAAACAATCATGATGGCGATGGGGAACATTTTTAGGTTTCCTGTTGGCAGATGACGGTGTCGAAGAACACATTCGGACCATAGCACAACTCACTGGGCGTTGGCTCTAGGGTCGTGACCGGCGGCCTGAGATCCTCGGTAGGGCCGAGATCCTTGAGCCGTGGCTCCTCTATGGACGTGGGCCATAGCGGCGCGGTGTGGAAGCTGCCGACGACAATCGGCCGGTGTTCCCACTCAGCGAAGCGCTTCCCGCAGTAGAACGCGAGAAGCATCAGGAGCAGAGTGAACAGCCGGCGGCGCATCATGGAACCACAATACGCCGACGGCTGCGACTGTCAAGCGCTGTTTGCCAGTAGCGTAACGCTCATCGCAGTGAACTGCACAGTGCTCGTATGGCTGACCGCCGTAGAGACTGAACTTCCGCTGTTCTGGAAATAGGCGAGCTGGATCGTGTCGCCCTCGGCCAGAAGCAGAGTCATCCCCACCGACAATGACGAAACCACACCGCTGACAGCGGGATGGGAATCCCCGCCACAAGGATCGCCGTTGTGATAAATCGTCAGCATTCCATAGCCCGACGCTCCGTCCGCGGCAATGCGCACTGAACCTTGAACCTGGTATAGCCCGGCCTGCTTTGCGGTGAACGTCGTTGCGTTCGAGAACTGACTTTCCGGGTCGCTGACAACGGTGTCGAAGCTGACTGCCGTATAGCTTCCGCTCGGAATGCTCTGAGCGTTCGAGATGTTCGCTACAGCGCAGTATGTGGCTGCCGTGGCCGGCGCGGCGGTGCTCTGCACCGTGCCATCCCCGAAGGTGAGCGTCGAGAGGCTCGCGCCAGCGCCCTGCTCCACGCCGGTTGCGTTGTACAGCGACCATCCCGCTCCGTTCACGTAGGTCGCGCACCAGCCCGGCGGCAGCGCACATGTCGGGCTCAACTGGAAGTATGCCCCCGCCACGCGCTTGCCGCACGAGAATGTCTGTGCATCGGCGCCGCTGTTGATGACCGAGAAGTAGGTCATCTCCAGCGTGAACCCTGTCACTCCAGCCGCGCCAATCGGGATTACCCCCGCGGCGGCTGTGATGCCCTCATAGTCGTAGTTCTGATCGTTGGTCGCGGACCCGATGTTCTGCGGCCCGACGACTGTTTCCTGAAGCTGAAGCGTCCATGATACCGCGGTGTCCGCGGAAGTGGACAGAGCGAACTGCTCATTTACGTCTGAAAGAATCGGCATAGATCCCCCTTGATAGCGCGCGGAAAAAATACCGCCCGGCGGGGTCTGCCGTCTGTGCGCTAGTACACATAGCAAACATACCCCCGCATCGTCAATTGGCACGGATCTTGCGGGTCCCTCGCGGAAAGCTGGCGGGGCCTCGTCAATTGACAAAAAGTCGGGGCAAGGTCACTTTGCGGGTGCTGCCTGAACCGCCCGCTCCTCGGGGAGGGTGTAGAGGCTCCGAAAGGGGCTCTCACCCCCGTCGCCTATTGAAAGCGTAATGCGCCGCAAGACCCATGCCATGTGCAAGATCCATGCCATGTCGGCATGGCGGGACCAATACCGCGCTAGCGGTGCCGGCATGCGGTGCCGGCATGAGGCTAAAACCCTTGTCTTTCCCTTATATTCTCTCTCTAAATGTCGGCATGTCGGTATGTATGCCTCTAACTGCGGTGCGGCCAGTGAAAAATATTGAGCGACCTGACCAGTGCCGTGATGCCGACATGCCGACAGGCCGACAGGCCTTACTACACACTTGTGTATACACTTCACGTATGTTGTAATACACAAGTGTATTCATCCTTGAGGGTATGCAAATGAGCATGAGAGATTACGAGCGGATGTGCAGGGCGCGCGCGGACTTCCCTGCCGCTACAAGCCGACTGGATATGATCCGCCTTGTACGGCGCACGCTAGCAGCCGAGGCGCGGGAACTACGTACTTTAGGGGTGCCGCTTGCACGCATCGCGCGAGACCTGAACGTGTCCCGCGCTACGCTGTATTTGGCCGAACGGGAAAGGGCACAGGTCGATCCGCTGCTTTTGTGACGCGCCTCACGGAGCTAACCACTGAGCGTGATAGTCTGAACACTCACAAGGCCAGAAGACAGCATAGGAGCAAGCGACCGTGCAAACCCTGAACACCCTTTGGCGCGCATTGATCTTCCGCACTCGTGGATACACTGTGATCGAGCATCACGGCAGAGACGCGCGGGAAGCATTCCAGCGCATGTTTATCTCGGCCATACTGCGGAGGTTCAATTGACACACGGCAGCCGATACCGGCGAATCATGGAGCGCGCTAGGGCGCCGCGACCCTCCCCGCAAGAGGCGCTGCGCGCCAAGCGAAAAAGCGCAAGC